TATTTGATAAGAAATATAGTCTTGTGAAGAACGCTCAAGGATCTGATATCCAGGCACCATCACATATTATAATTAATCAAAAAAAGAAATTAACAGAATTATATAATAATTTCTTTAATGAAAAAGAAAGGGCAAAAAGAAAAGTACCAGTTATATCTATGGACGCTCTTTTTGTTCTAAGAGATTTAGGCGAAAATAATATAAATAAATTATTTGATTATTTTGAAGCTCTAGAGTATGATATAGATTCTATAGATGTAATAAAATTATATAAATTAGTTGCTAAAATGTTGGATGCATGCAATGAAGTTACAGCACCAAATGTTATTACTGATTTTTTGAATGAAAGATCAAGAAGCAATAAAGCTATAAATGCAATAAAAATTCAATTAAAACGCGGTGTTGATAATAGAATAGAAAGTGTATCTAAGGACCTAAGAAAGGTATTTTTGGTATTAAAAAAGTTTGTACCAGAAAATACTTCTTTGAACTTTAAAGGCAAAGAATTGCAAACTGGGACTGTTTCTGTAGCGCCAACAGATCTTCAGGAAACACACATAAAAGACTTTTTAGTATCACCAGTCGCAGCAGCGCATGGATTAAATATAGATAATTGGGATGAAATGTTTACGCATCCACTTTTAAGGCAACAAATCGTTCATCTTGTTAATACTTGGAAGAGAACTGGCGGAGAAGATAAAAATAAAATTTATTTCTCAAGTTTAGCTGATGATATTGCAGAAATAACAAAAAGAAAAAGGGAGCTTACTGAAACTAATACCCCAATTTTTGAAGAAAATACTAATCTTTTAACTCCAGCTGAAGAAAGATCAATTATTGATAAAGAGAAGGCTAAATTCGATACATTTTTTGAGCCAAGAGATTACACGCACCAACGATCTTTAGAAAGATTGGCTCCTCAGATTAAGCGAAGAGATGAGGCTGTTGCCACACGTCAACGTGAACTTGAAGAGCAAAAATTACAAAATATGTATGGTTCAAAACAAGAAGAATCATTTGAAGATGATGAACAGAAAGCACGAGATAAGCGAAGTGAAGCTAGAGCTTATATTGCAGGCTTATTAAAAAGAGGCGCTATATGAGAATATCAGAAATGTTACAGGCAATTGCCTCTTGGCTAGAAAGTCCAGATAATGAAGCAATGCTGCTTGCAGAAGCAAATGATGATTGTATGAAAATTGTATCAGAATCATGCGTATTGGCAGCTGCTCTTATAAAAAACGCAGCAGAAGAAGTTGATTATTTAGAACCACCAGAAGAATCACAAATTACTGCTGAGTCAATAGACGGTTTAGCTAATTTAGCTCATGCACTAGAGTCTTCTGGGGATCCAGCGTTAAAAAAACAAGCTTCAGTTATAGATGAGCTTATTTTGGGAATTGCGGCGCCACAAGGGTCATATAAAGCTGCAAAAGCGGCAGAAGATTATCGCTTAGAAGAATTAAAAAAAAAGTATGAGCAACCAAGAAAAGATTTAGCTGATACTAATAAAATTGCTGACTCTGAAAAAGCAATTGAGAAAAGCAATCTCACAAAACAATATAGAATATTAGAAGCGCCATTAAGTTCAAGATATTGCCCAGATCATCCTGGAGTACAGCTTGCAAGAATTGGAGAACATGTTTGGCAATGTGAGCTTGATAAAAAAACCTATGATTTTGATAATGGTTTTACATTAAATAATGGTAATAAGGTGCCTGGTGGCGATGTATCTCAACAAACTCAAGGTTTAGATACTCCTTCGCACTCTATATTTGATACGCGAGAAGGAATACTTCAAGCAAACAAATAAAATTGTTAAAAGTTAATTTATTGAAGGCGGTTCATTTGAGCCGCCTTTATTTTTTTTTATAATAAAATGCGCCAACTATTAGGTTATAACTCAGTATTTATAAGAGAGGTTGATTTATAAATATATGAATAAGAACGCATTGAAAAAAATTTTAGATCATCCAGATAAGGATGAAATCATTGCCAAATTAATTATTGGGCAATCAACTAAAGATGTACATGATTGGCTCGAAGCTAAATACACAAACGTTAGCGAATCAAAATTTATTATAGCTGAGAAATCTTTAAAATCATTTCAAGAAAATTATTTAGATATTTACAATTTAATTCAAGAAGATTTGGCTAAGACTAAAACTGCAATTAAATCTAGCACAGAAGATCAATTGGAGTTAGCTGTAAAAAATAATACAGCATATAAAAATATTATGTTGCAAACTGCTACAAAACAACTTGACGTAAGAACATCTGTAGCAAATTTATGTCATGCAGTGGAAACTAGATTAGCTCAAGTTTTTGATGAGATTCAAGAAGACCCTAGGAATATAAATACTAAGGTAGATAGATTATTAATTGACTACACCGAAGTGCTTGGTAACATATTAGAAAAATATTATAAATTCACTGAGGCGCCTGCAGACCAAATTATTCAGCACAATGTAACTTTGCAGGTAGTAGATCAGCATATTACGGTATTTCATGATGTAATAAAAGAAGTTTTATCTCAAATGGATTTGGAAACATCCATGTATTTTATGGAGGTTTTTAATGAGAAAATGTCTAAATTAAAAGCTCCAGAAAAAGATGCCGCACCAAATATAGACATGCAATTGGCAGAGGCAAAACTTTTAAGTGAAACCATTAACAAAAAGGTTAACGGATAAGTATGAGCAATAAAAATAATATTAGAGAAATAATAAAAAATCTTGACCCTATAGATTCGTATTCTAAAGATGAATTAGCAGAAATTCTTAAAGGAATACAAAGAGCTTATACGAGATTAGGGCTTTCAACTGACATTGAATCTGAATCTACTCCACTGCCAAAATTAGATTTAGATAAAACATATAATTTTAATCCTAATTTAAACTCTAAGGGATATCCTAATAATGATGAATATATGCACATTCCACGCCAGCATGATGTAAATAAATGGATGGAAGCAGTAAAAACAATTTATTATTTAGAGAGAAATAATTCTGGAAGAATTGATTCAATACGTAAAGTTACGTCTTCTTGGACGCCTACTGAAACTTTTGATTTTTTGAACTGGCTTAAATTTTATGAATCAAAAAGCCATATGAAATATAAATTCGCACAATTATGGTATGAAAACACTGAGCAACCAGGATATTTTTTACATATAAAGCCAGACCCAAAAAAAGAAGAAGAGAAAAATATTGATTTTTCTAGAGATACTAATACTTTAGACACTGGTTCTAGTGAAAAAAAGAATATTATTGAGAAGCAAAGATACAAAATTATTGGAAGACTAGATTCTGCAGAAAAATTAATGCGATCTAATGAAGGTCAAATGTTTGCAGGTAAAGAATTTGAAACATTACTTGAAGCTATTTATGAGTTAAAAAAGAAAATTCAAATGGTAAATAAAATTAGCTCTTCAACAAAATTATATGAAGATATGATTGTACGAGAAGCTAATATTCTTAATAGGGGAGGGTTTTTTAAAGCAGCAGAATTATTATATTCAGTTGCACAAGCTAATAATCCTCCACCTCCAGGCACAGGTAAACCAGACGCACAGCCAATGCCAGCGCCAGTACCACCACCACCAGCACCACCAATGCAACCAAGTGGAGCACCAGGAGGGTTACCATCAACAGGACCTGGGTCTCCATCAAATCAATCAGATGCGCCAAATGAAAATGCTGGGCTCAATGAATTTTTAAATAATTTGAGTACTGCAAAAATAACTAATCTTGATAAAGCAAAAGCGGATGATTTAGAGATTTCTGATGGAGATGATTTATTGGTCGTAGAAGCTCAAGTGGCACCACCAGCGACACCAGATATGCCATTACCACTTCCAGAAAAATCTCCTGTAATGAAGCAGCCAACAAATAAAGCGCCACAATTAGAAGTAACAGAAAAAGATATTACACCTTCTCCAGAAATATCTAAAGATACTAAAACAGTAAGTGATTTTGATAATAGAGTAAATCAAGTTTTTGCAAATATAACAATTTTAGATGTTATTACCAAACTAGAAGATTTGGCAAAAGTATTTAAAACAAGAGAAATACCAAGACAATTAGGCATAGTTGATATGATGTTAGATAGCTTGGGATTAGCATCTTATTTCCCATCATTATCAGAGGCTACAAATAAATCTCTAGAATCAAATAACTATATTTCAACTCGTGTTGAAGATATAATTTCAAAATTACGTGGAGCTATTGGTACGCATGATATTGATTTGAAGGGAGATGCGGAAGAGAAACCAGAAATTGCTGGAATAAAAAATAAATTAAAATCAGATGATGATAAGGAAAAAGCAAGAAAGCAGATGAGGAAAGACCAAGAAATATCTGATATGGAATCTCATGATAAAGAGACACCCAAAATAGACATAGAAGAAGATTTGGGCGCAAAACCAGAAGCACCACCTGCTCCACCTGCCCCACCTCCTCCACCAGCTAGATAATATCTTATGAAACTAAGAGAATTACTTCAAATAATGGAACGAGTGGCGGAAAAAACAAAATCTTCGCCGCCTAAAATTTGCGGAGGTACACCAAGAGATAAATATCTTGGTCATTTAGAGAATATTTCTGATATTGATATAACTACTGGAGATAAAAGTATTGATTATCTATCAAGTGAGTTTGGCAGTGAATTAAGCAAAAAGTATAATGTAATTAGAAAAACATTAACAGACCACAATACTATATTTATAGGAAAATTAAAATTAGATTTTTCTTCTAATTTTAATTGCCCCAATATAGATTCAATTTTAGCGAACATGAATATCAAAAATCCTACTAGTATGCAAAAAGAAATGTTTAGTAGAGATTTTACATGTAATTCTTTAATATTATCATTAGATTTAAAAGATATCACTGACCCAACTAATAGAGGGTTTAAAGACTTAAAAGATAAAACTATTAGAACATGTTTATCTCCGGAAATTACTTTAACAACAAATAGAAATAGAGTAATACGATCTATATATTTGGCAGCTAAATTAGGTTTTGATGTAGATAATAGTATAATTGAATTTGTATCGAAAAATCCTCAAACTGTGCAAATATCTAGCAACAAATTATTAGTAGAAAAAATTAATGAAGCATTTGAGAGAGATGCAGATAAAGCAAGTTACTTAATAACAAAAATGAATTTATGGAAACATATACCAATAACAGAAATTGCTCAACCATATTATTTAAAAAATGTTAAAGGCAAAATTAATGTTTCAAAATTATAAAAGTGTTTCTGACTTTTTAAAAGATAGAAGAAAAAAGATGAAGGATAAGTATAAAGCAGATGACTCTTGGATTGAATACACAGAATCTAATAGAAAACAACGTATTAGTAAAATGAAAACGAGGGCAATGCTATTATCTAGAATATTAAAAATTGCTATCGATTTTCCAATTGATGATCAAATAGGCTCAACACCTATTTTAGGAAATTCCGGTACGGCAAGTGATGCTGCGCAAATTGGTGGATTATCGGATGAATCCATGTTATTGCCAGACTTTGAAGGAAAGCCTAACACTGCTCTTAATCATGGCTATGCTGATGCGGATGCGGATGCGGATGCGGATGATTATATTCCAAAAGGCTGTGCTAATTGTGGATTTATTGGGAATAAAGACGTAATATATGATGTAACTTATCCATGCCCCAAATGTCATAAAGGTGGACCGCAAATATTAACGCCAAAAGAGACGTCATTATATGGGCTTCCTGATGGTATAAATGATCCTGAAGATTTAGATGCTCCAAGTAATGAACAATCTCAATATGGAACCACTAATTCTGGAAACACTTTTTATAATACATAAATTTAAAACTGCGTATATTGTTACATATATGCATATAGGGTAAATATATTCTAGGGGTATTTAAATGTCATTAAAATCAAACGCACAAGATCAAAATAATGCAATATTAATTGTAGATTCACCAGATGAATTAGCAGATAATGGGCATCTAGAAGTTTCGGAACCAAATCATGAATTTACTGTAAATGATTCTGATAGAATTATCCCATTAGAGGTTAGCACGGATCATGATGTGCATAATGATCATATTGAATCAAAACCTGATGAAGTTCATGTAATTTTAGAATTACTAGGCGATATTGCTGGAGCTCCTCCTGGTACTCCTGAACCAAAAGATGAAGATAAATTGGAAGTATCAGATTTGCCTGACTTTCAAGAAGCAGATGAAAATGATGCAAAAAAATCTAAAAAGAATGAAAAATGGGATTGGGAGTCGCATGGTCCTCATGGGTTTATATCATGGATCAAAGTAAGAATAGATGATGTCCCAAAACATTCTGGGTATGATTCTGCTGGGTTGGAAAGAGCTATATCTTATTTAGAAAGATTAGATAATGAAATTTCTAGGGCAATGAGATTAGATCTTGACGGCGAATTAGACGCAAATAAAATTGAAACAGTTAGATCTAAAATTGATGATGGATTATCTAGACTTAATGATAGGTTAGATAAAGTAAAAAAACAAAGTAAAAATCGCAGAAAGAAAAAGACATCTTTTGCTGAAATTGATTTATCTGACTCTGTAATAATTAAAGAAGCTCAAAAAATTACTGGTGTGCAAGGAATTTATGTTACTGTTCCATTGCTTATTTCTAGAATAGCCAGAGTTTGTATTAATGGAATGGTATCAGCCGGACATGATATTGAAGATATTTACCAAGACCAAGTAAAAAAATATGCATTAAATGATCGTGAACAAGCCGAGGTCATGCAATTATTATCTGATATGGGCTATGCTTTACGCCAAGATAGAGGCTATATGCCAGACGATAAGGTTGAAGATAAAGGTTATGATTGGTCAAAAAATTTCAAAGGATAATTATGTCAAAATATAATAGGCATCAATCAGTCATATATAGACAAGCAGATGAATATATAGATGAAGAGCATTGGCTTAAACAATTTCAAAAATCATTACAAAAAAATGCGGTCCAACCAAGAAGCGTTGATGTATCTTTATTTGAACAGATTAATTCAATAATGAATAATAAATCTAAGTATCCTTCTGTTGAGGCTGCCGTAGAAGATATGAAAGAAAGAAGCGGATTAACAGCATATCTTAATAAAATAAATAAGACATCAAATACAATTTCAATTGATGAATTGATGAAAAAGAAAACGGCGTCTGATAATAATGATTCATTTGACAAAAAGATACCATTAGAAAAAACAGAGAAAGTAAGTTTGCCAAAAATTATACAAGAATATCCTAAAATAGAGCATACTATTAAGCGATATATAGAATCTTCTGGAGGTAATCTGGCTATATCCGCTGTAATTGCACATATTAGATATATTCATGACAGAGATGTTGGTGATAGCAAACATTGGGAAGAACAGGATCTAAAACAATATGTTAGCGATTTAAGTTTGCAAGAACAATTAAAGAAATTACACAATAATTCAGATGATGGAAAACTTGGGACAATAGATTATTCTAATTCAGATGATATAGACCCAGATAATAATGATGCGTTCTCTGCATTAAATCCGGCTAAATAACCTGATTACAGTTATAGCACAATACTTCTAAATCATTATCTATAAAATTATTTTTAATAATAGATCTATAGAATGCAGAGTTGGCACAACACTTGTTTTGGCGTCGTTTTTCGACGCCAATTTCATTTTTATAAGCAATAGTTAATAGTGTAATTTTATCTTCACCACACTCACGACATTTATTGCCAAATTTTTCAATAACTATTTTTTTATTAATTAGAAAGTATTTGTCTTTATATTTTGTGTTTTTATTGGCGTTACAATTATAGCACAAAACCTGATATTCATTTTTTAATGGAGGTTGATTATATAGATATTCGTATAATGATTTTACCTTTTTATTATTAATATTCTCAATCATTAATTTTTCATAATCATCAGACCCACATATTACGCAGCTATCTCCATATGCATGAATTACTGCGCTACGCTTACGATGATATCTGCTTATTTGTTTTTTATTATACTCAGAATTTGATGTATATCTTGTTTTATCTTGTTCTTTTCTACATAAACTACAAATATAATGACTTACATCTTTATCATATTTATTCCAATTTTTATTAGTCAATAAATGATGGCATTTGATACATTGTTTCGGACCGTCTTTTTTCTGTGAAGACATACTAGTACATATACCATTATATTAGTATGGGAACTATAAATATAGAAGATAAAGAGTTATTTCTTAAGTTAAAAAAACAATTATTAATGCTAGACCCGGTTGCATTTACCGAGCAATTTTTAATGTTAGATGGAAAACCATTTAGATTACATGGAAATGGGTATCGACCTTTCGCCGATATATATCGTTATATTGGAATTAAGGCACTTGAACCAAATTCCAAACCTGTTATTATGGTTAAAGGTCGACAGGTTGGCGCTACTACGATGGCAAGTGCATTAGAGATGTATTTTATGGGATCTGGAATGTTTGGTGTTGGAGATAAACCTCCAATAAGAATTATTCATGCATTTCCACAATTAGAATTGGCTGCGGCTTATTCTAAAACAAAACTTAATCAAATGATCTCATCATCTGTTCAAATCTCAACGGGAGATGATTCTAAAAAGACAAAATCTTATATGCAGACATTGTTAGACCAATCAACTGCAACAAATGATTCTTTACATTTTAAACAATTTATTGGAGGTAACCATTTATGGGTAGAATCAACGGGTTTAGATGCAGATAGAATAATGGGTAGAACTTGTGATGTTATGTTTTTTGATGAAGTTCAGAAAACTACTAGCCAGGCAATTGGAAATGCTCTTAAAATATTAACAACTGCAAAATATGGAAAGCCATCTAAAGGTGTTCAAATATATTTTGGAACTCCACGTCGCAAAGGTTCTGATTTTCATAAAATGTGGCAGACATCATCACAGCAATATTATTATTTAGGTTGTGAGAAGTGTAAGGCTCATTTCCCACTTTATACACCTGGCTCAGATGATTGGGAAAAGATTTGGTTATATGGTCACATAGTAAAATGTACTAAATGTGGTCATGAACAAAATAAATTAGATGCAGCAGAGCGTGGTAAGTGGGTAGCCATTAAAGATCAAAATGACCCAGACTGTCTTATGGTAGGATTTCATATAAACCAGCTTTATATGCCAATGTTTACAAAAGAAGATATCATTAGAGAAAAGCCCGGTATTCATCCAATCAATACCGAACGCGTATTTATGAATGAAGTTTTAGGAGAATTTTTTCAAGGTGATTCTAGCCCAATTACAACGGAAGAAATTAGGGAAAAATGTGCTGATGTTGGAAGAAAATTTAGTGCAAGAATACTGCCGCCACCACCAGGCGCATCAATTATGGGACAAATTGTTGTTATGGGTATAGATTACGGAGCTAGAGCAGATTTAGAGCAATTAGCAAATCCAGATAAAGTTAAATCCGTAGGGCAATCATATAGTACAGCAGTAATTTTATCGGCAAAAGGTCCCCAATTACTTAATATAGAGTTTGCTACCAAATTTAAAAGAAATGATTTGGAAAGTAAAAAGGGCATTATTGATCAGTTAATGAGACAATACAGCGTTCAATTAGCTGTGGGAGATATTGGTTATTCTGCAGACTTTTCTAATATTTTACATAATGCTTATGGAGATCGTTACATTGTATCAAGGGCGCACAATAAAGTCAATGGTCATGTAAAATATTCAGAGGATGCCTTCCCTAAAGAAATATGTTTTGAGAGAGACTACTATATTTCAGAATTGTATGATTATATGAAAAATGGTCAAATCAAATTTCCATTTGGTGACTATGAAAAAGTTGCTTGGTTAATAGAGCACTGTGCAAGTATGGAAATAAAACCATCAATATCCAGAATAGGTGAACCTACTGTTCATTATGTTAAAGGTGGTACACCAAACGATGGTTTCATGGCTCTTTTAAATGCATATTTGGCGTATAAATTCATTATTACAAAAGGATTTACGAATAATAACCCAATTTTAATGACACAAAGTTTTAAACAAATTAATAAGCCACTTGTTATGTCGGGATATATATCAAGAAGAATGTAATTACTTTAAATATCAATATTTGAAGGATATATTATTTATTGAGTATGTAAAGAGATATAGTGAAAATAATGAGGCTTCATGGTTATTAATAAAACTCAAAAAATATGGATTGGACCATCCAATTCAGATCAATATTTACAATCTAGATCTTCAGTTCCGCAGGTTAGCGCACTTATGGCTAAAGGTGTATCACAATCTAGAAGAGATATTCTCTCTAATGAAGTAGATAATGGTTTATTTAGAGATGGATCGGGACCATCTCCAAAAGAAAATGGTCATACCAATGCATCTTTTGTAACATCATCTGTTGGTTTAAGCAAATATGCTCAAGTTGTAAGTAGTGGTGGCGGCTTTGGAGGCTCTGGAGGTAATGTCGTAAAACAAACACCAGAAGTATATTCTCCATTATGGTTAAATAGTAATTTAAATTTACCAAGAGACCGCCCAACTATTAATGCTTGGTGTAGAAGTTTTTATGCGTTAAATCCTTTTGTACATAATGCTATTAATCTTCATAGTACATATCCTATTAGTAAATTAAATATAAAATGCCCCAATAAAGATATTGAAAAATTCTTCAATGATATGATTGAAGAAATTGATTTAATGAATATTTGCGTGCAAATAGCTCAAGAATATTGGTTATTGGGAGAATCATTTGTATATGCCGAACTAGATGAAAGTAAAGGGAAATGGAGTAGATTATTAATTCAAAACCCTGATTATATGATTGTGAAAAGAACTGTAGTGGCAGATGAGCCTATTATAATGCTACGACCAGATGAAAATTTAAAAAAGATAGTATTTTCAAATAAACCAAATGATATTGAACAGCGAAAACAATTAAATCAACACATTATTGATTCAGTAAAACGTGGGCAAAATATTCCACTAGATAATTTCCATGTTCATCATTTGGCAAGAAAGATAAGCCCTTATGAAATTAGGGGGACCGGACTTCCTGTTTGTATTTTCCGCCAGTTAATGTTATTTGATAAACTTCGCGAATCAAAATATGCGCAAGCTGATAATATGATTAATCCATTAACATTAGTTAAAATTGGAACTGATGGACCAGATGGATTACATCCAACATTTGCAGACATAGAGGCTTGGAAAAATGTATTTGAAGAGGCTCAATATGATAAAGATTTCAAAATCTTTAGCCATGCTGGAGTTACTGTTGAAAGAATTGGTTATGGGGCTGGAATATATGATATTTCTGGGGATATAACACAGATTATAAAAGAAATATATGTTGGTTTGCAGGTTCCATCAGTATTAATGGATGGTGGCGCAGACACAACATATGCAAATGGCGGAGTTGCCCTTGATGTATTAAGACAACGTTATATGGGTTTCCGTAATATGCTTACTCATTGGTTAAAAAGAAAGATTTTTGCACCAATATCTAAAATTCAAGGATTTTATGATTACTCAAATGGTGAAAAACAACTTATTATTCCAGATATTGATTGGAATCATATGTCATTATTTGATGCTGGTGACTATATTAACAATTTAGTTACGTTAACTCAGGGAGAGGGCGATGCTAAAAGAGCATCATTGCATACACTATATAGATCAATGGGTCTTGAATATGAAGATGAAATTAGAAAAATGCGCAAAGAATCAATTCAAAATGTTATTTTTGCAAAAGAAAAGGCAGCATTAGGAACCATGGATCTAAACGCATTAAGAGCACTAGATGATGATGATGAAATTTCAGATGCTCAGATGCAAGGACAGCCAGGGGCGCCATTGCCAGGAGAAGCTCCGGGGGGATTACCAGGATTAGATGTAGGTGGTTCACCTCCTATGCCTTCAATGGGTGGACCGCCACCGCCAAGCGGACCACCTCCAGGCGGACCTCCTCCAGTATAATTAAAAAAAATATCTAATAGCCCTCTACGTATGTATAATTTAGTATTCTTTTACTGATTCTATAAATGTAGAGGGTTATTATGTATAAAAGTGCGCAAAGTGAGAGGCAAACTGGAAGAGGCATTTTCAATAAATTAAGAGAAAAAATAGAGGGTTTAGATGCCGGTTCTCAAGAAAACGCATTTGCTCCCGAGTTTGATACGATTATGAATAAATTGCGTTATGATACTGATGATGCAATACGCTCTATTATTACTGGCGAGCAAATTGGCGACACATTAACATCACATGACGGTAAATCTTTAAAAGATATTTTAGCAGAAGCAAAATCATTTATTAATAGACGCGAATATATGTTAACTGTATCTAGTTTATCTTTATTTCACGAAAAGATGAGCGAAGTTGTAAAAATACTTAACTCATTTACGTATAATGTAGATAAAGTACATCAAAAATTTTTATTTGATAGTTTAGATGATGAAAGCAAAAAACGTTTCCAGTCTTTAAAAACAAGATTTGCAGAGTCAGAGTTTAATATTGAAAAACAAGCTGGTATAATATCATACATATCAGATTTTTTTAGTACAATAACCACGGAGAGAGGCAGAGCTTTGCGTGCATGGGAGAAATCTCATCCAAAAGAAGTTGGTAAAATTAAAAATGATACGAATGTATTGTTAAAAAGCTCAGAGCAATTATTATCTAAAATAATGCCATTATTAAAAGATATGGCATCTGCAAGAGCCACTAGAAATCCAGATAAATATATTGAATCATCTAAAAAACTTATTAAATTTTATGATTCATATAACGCAGTATTCAAAAAATATTATGAAGATAATTTAAAAAAATATGAATCAGTCTTTACTCACATTGAAGAGACAACTGCACCCCCAATAGCTCAATCAGGCACAGCAATTGATAATACAAGCTCACAATTTGACTCTTCCATTTTAACAGATGAAGAAAAAAAGAAAATTGAAGGTAGGAAAAAAGAATTAACTGATAAATTAAAGTTATATTTACCTAAAGATGAATCAGTCTTTACTCACATTGAAAAGACAACTGTACCTCCAGTAGTTCAATCAGGTACAGCAATTGATAATACAAGATCACAATTTGACTCTTCCATTTTAACAGATGAAGAAAAAAAGAAAATTGAAGATAGGAAAAAAGAATTATTAGATTTACCTAAAGATGAAAGTGATACTATTGTTGGTGCAAATGAGGCTGAATTAAAAAATCGTTTGGAAGAATTTGAACGACGCCGAGCTGCCGAAGCATTATTAGGCTCAGGCAATCAATCAGCAGCAAAGCCAGCAAAATCAGCGGCAAAACCAGCGACAGAACAAGTCGCAGGGACAGTAGCACAACAAGCGTTGGATCCTACCCATGATCCTGCGTCACAATCAGCAGAAGTCGCTCCAATAATAGAGAGTAGACGTGGAGTAGCAACAGCGCCACCAATAGAGCCGGGTACAGCATTGCCGCCAGCAGAGGAGAGAGGTGCCACGCCAGGTACACCAAGAGTACCAGCTGCAACACTTGCTGCCATTGAAAGAGAACGGGCAAGATCACAAGGACAGGGGATGCCGAGACCGCCAGTTAGAAGAACTTATACTCACACGAATTTTTATAATTCTTTACAAAAAATGGCATCTGAATCTCCAATTATATTGGCGTTATATATAAGTAAGTATGCTAAATTAATTAAAGAATCAGATCCTGAAACAGCAATTAAGCTTTTCAAAATCGCTTCATCCATCGAGGTTTAATTATGGCTAATTTAGGAGAGAATTTTTATCCAAAATTAGTTCAATTGTCATCTGATGTTGGATTAAAACCTGAAGATTTGATTGCAGTAATGATATCTGAATCTGGATTAGATCCTAGCCCTCCAACGCAGCATAAAGCTACTGGATTAATAGGATTTATGCCTGGTACACTTAAAGATCTTGGATATACCGGAACTCGTGAAGATTTTACTAAGTTATCTGGAGAGCAACAATTAGATTATGTAAAAAAGTTTATTAAAAAGTTAGTTGAAAAGTTACCAGAAAAACATTTTAGTTCAATTGGGCAGTATTATGTTGGTAATATATGGCCAGTTGGGCTACAATTACCAGGAGTTCAAAAAGGAAATTTAGATACTCCAGTTTTAGAATTAAATCCGGAAGTAAAAAATGGATTTAGTAAAAAATATTTAGATATAGGTATAAAAATAACTCCAGAACAAGAAATAAAAGCATATAAAGGTAACCCATTAAAAATGGAAAGACCTGGCACTCTTACTCTTGGTGATTTTGCAAGACGAATTGAGGATAAAAGATCTGATCCTAGATATCAGCAAGCAATCGCTACTTTACAAAATAAAACTAACTATATAGTTGAAACAAAAGAGCCTTCTATGATAGCTAGTAATTCAAAATTATCACCACATAATAAAACTCAAGAAACATCACATGAATATTTATTTGATATTTTAAATAAATATTTAAGAATGGTAACTGCCTATGAAAAAACAAACAAAGATTTGTATAAAAAATATCTACCAGCTAATTTTGCGGTAATTAAAATTGGATGTAGCGATTATACTAATGCAATTGAGTTTGGAAGAGTATTATGTTCTGTATTAGACGAAGAATTAATGGCTAAAGCTTTTATTCATTCAGACGATAATAATGTTGAAGTGGAATGTTGTATACATGGACCAGATGAAGAGTGTTTTAGTGCTATTAAAGAATTAACAGATGCTACTGCTAGCGCTTTTAAAATGGCTACAAATAAAATTGGCGGGTTAGTAATTAATACTACAATAATTCCTAATAGCAAATCATATAATAGTGAAATTAGTTTAAAGACAGCAATAACTCAACACAGGAATTTCCTGCTTAAATTTATCTAAAGGACAAATATGGCATCAGAAGATGAAATAAAAAATTTAATTCAGGATTATAATACTAATCATAGGGGTAAAACTTTTGCTGAATTTATAGCAGAATTATTTGATCAAAAATATATTGAGATATATTTAGGCGATTCTTATGAAGAGGTTAGCGTTGAACAAATATCAACAAATTATCCTGCAGTATTTTGTGGTAAAGTAATTGGAGCATTTAAAGAATGCTTAATTATTAATTCAGTATATGTAGATAAAATTTCTAAAAAAATGAAGCTTGGTAATGTAATGTTTTTAAATGAAAGGGCAATAAGAGGATTAACACAAATAGATGGAACTGGTATAATTGAAGATATGTTTTTAAGAAGTAGAGAGTCATTAATTATCAAAGATGAATTTATAGATAAATGAAAACTATAAACGAAATATCACAACTTGCAGAGTATTATGAATCAAATTGCATTAATAATTTGGTCAAATATGCTCGTATTAGAAAGCTGCCAAGTGGTAAATTTCGCGTATTATCTCAAAAAGGTAAAAATTTAGGTACTTCAGATACTAAAACTCAAGCAGTTAAAAGATTAAAACAAGTTGAGTTTTTTAAACATAGAGATAAAATGAAATCTGATGATAATCAGGACGTAATTGATTTAATGGATGCTGATGAATTTGCCTATTCTGCGATAATGCGTAAAATGAGGCAAAAAGCATCTAAAGAACAAGTTATGTTATTTTTGAAATTTTTTAAAGATGCATTTGATTCTGCTGTTAAGAAAAAACTACAAAAACCAGAAAAAGTTGCATTACAAAATTCTCTTATTAAATTTAATAAGGTACATCCAATTAAATTGAAAAAAAAATTAGTTAAAAATGCGGCAGTAAGTGAATTAGGGGATCCTGCTTTAGTTGGAAAATATCTTTCTGATATTGTAAAGTTTACAATTAACAAATTATCTCCAGATAAAAGAATGTCTGCTATTGAAAATTTAAAGCACAAATTTTATGCGGATGAAGTAGCTAATAAAAATATACCAGCGTCATCATCTATTGGTCAGAGCATTAGTTTCGTTAAACAGATACTTTTTGGGCATAGTCCTCAATATATTAGGGTTGTTCTTAATAATTTAGTTAGGAATTTATCTCAATGATTAAAAGACTAAAAAAAATAACGGAAGGTTTGTGGCGTGGAAGCGCCCCTTCGCCGCATGACGTTCAGATTCTTAAAAATAATCTTGGAATAAATAAAATTATAAGTCTCGATGAAATGTCTGGAGAGAGAATATCTAGAACATGTAAGTTATTAAATATTAAGCAAGAAAAAATATATTTAGATGGCAGTAGAAGTTCATTACTTAATTTGCTTCAGCATAATTTAAAGAAATTATTACTTGATGATGGTCCGACTTATATTCATTGTTATGAAGGCAAAGATAGAACTGGGTTATTAGCGGCACTATTTGAATGTAAATATATGGGTAAAGATCCAGAAGACGCAATTGAAGAAGCTAAATCTTTGGGATTCGGTGTTGGCGTAGACCCCCAAATAATTAATTTATATGAAAAAATAATTAGATCATGCAAACCTTCAAAAGATAATAACAATGCTGATATAGTTTCTAATGAAAGAGAATATATTAGTGATAATCGCTCTGGACCATTAGACGAGGCACATCAGGGTTCTTTTGCTCCATATTTAAGTCCTACCAGACAATATCCATTTGATAGTGTATATAATGATATTAATGATCAGTCTCCAACTCGTGAAAATTATAATGATTATAAGTCAATAAAAGAACATAAAGATGTTGTGCCTTTGGTTGGAGTGTATAATAACACTGGGATACAAGGAACTGGACCAACTTTAAATACTGGTGGATTTATATATGACTAATGGAAATGGCATAATTAAGAAATCGTATAGTACGCAAATGTCATACGATATTTCTGATTCGGAAAAAGAGTCAGCAGAAAATGCTTTATTGAGTTTTACTCATGCTATGAAAAAGCTGAGTTCAGCCAAAGAGCATCTTAACATAATGAAAACACCATTTAAAGATAATCCAGAAATGGATCCCAAAGCAGTATTTAATGCTAGGGTAAAAATTCGTAAATTTAGAGATAAATCATTAGAGAATTTTACTATCTTTAAGAAATATGCTTTTAAGTGCGTTAATTCTATGCAACCATTCGCATCAGATACGCAAACAGTAAAATTAATGAAGTCTTTTATTAATTCTGTAAATGATTTAGAGAATTCAGTTAATGATTTTGCACTTTTATTTAATGATTTAGAGTCAAAAGATTTTACAAAAAATGTCGTTACATCTATTGAAGGAATTCAAGAGCAATGCGATGAGATTGAAAAAATAATAGATGATAGAATAAAAAATCATATTCAATCTAATATTTTAGCAACAAGTTGGGTAGATTCTGTAAGCAATGAATTGCAAATGAAAATTGAAGAAAAAACGCCTTTAATTATAGATCTTTTTAATCAGAGGCAGCAAAAATTAAATAATGTAATAAAGGAGAGAAAATCATAATTATATAATTTTTCATATTAAGCTGGTAATATTATTATATACAAATAACGTTTCTGGTAGTTTTTGGAAAATTGTAGCAATAATTCATTATATTAATTGAGTGTTTAAATTGTGATTCTCTACTGGAGAATATAAATGTCTTTTATAAAACGTGGTGACGGGAAAATAGTTACAGTAATTGATGAGGAAGAACTCACAGAGGAGCAGAAAAAATCTGCCAAGGATTTGTCACAACAAGTTAAGCAGTCAAATAATACTGAGGCTTCTGAATTGAAGCAATCAGGGAGATAATTCATGTCATTTATTAAACTAGGCGAACTTATTGAGATTAGCAGGGTTGAAAATACTGATTCTTGTATACCAGCTGTTAGTCAAGAAATTTTAGATAATTTCAAAAAATTTGCATCTAACTTAAAAAAAGTCGCGCCAAAAGCTGAAGATTTTTTATATTTTTCTGCTATTATGATGCATGCAGCTGAGGCTGCCGCACTTAACGATGATGGAACTAATAAATTAACAGCAAGAGGCGAGCAAGTTCAGGTAGGCTGGGATAAAAGCGGAGGAACTTGGAGATGGACTTCTAATGACTCTAATGTTAAACCATATAAAAATTCAAATGGCGATATATTTCCAGAAGAAGAATTAGTTAAAGCATATAGGAAGTGGGTAGGAAAGCCTCTTTGCATAGATCATAAATCAAGCTCAGTAGATCATGTAAGAGGCTTTATTGTTGATACATATTATGATCGTAACTTAAAAAGAGTTATTGCATTATGCGCGTTAGATAAAAAAGGTTATCCACAATTAGCTAGACAAGTTTCAACTGGAGTTTCAAATAGCGTATCAATGGGCACTGCCGTTGGAAAAGCAATTTGTTCAGATTGTGCCAGAGTAGCTAGAACAGAAAGTGATTTCTGTGAACATATGCGTAAAAAGAGCGGCTATGGCGAAATTAACGTAGACTTAAATCCCATTGAATTATCAATTGTTGTAAATGGTGCGGATCCAAAAGCCAATATTAAACATATTATTGCTGCCGCAAATACAATGAATAATTACTTAGAAAATCGTTCTAATGAATTAAGAAAATTAGCCAATGAAACATATTCCGCTTCAATTTCAGTTACTGTTGGAGATCAGTCTGGAAATAAGAGTAATAGATTAGATATTAATGCAGATAGTTTGGAACAATTCCGCAGTGAGCTTGAAACCGCCGTAAATAAATTAGGCGAAATTAAGAGTTCAGTTGATTTATCTCAACAAGATGCTAATAATTATGCATTCAATCAATCATCAGGAACCATTGCGATGGATGAGACTGATGTACCAAATACGGATTCTGGATTGGCTCCACCTCATGCAAGATTTGCTTCTGAGGATTTGGATATGGATTCAATAAGTGAGCTCCGTAAGGTTACGGCAGCCATTGAAGAAAAAATTAGCTTTATGAAAATAAACTTAGATAAGTTATCAAACAGTTTTACACAAACACAAGAGGAAAACATGCCTGGATCAAAAGAGATAAATAAAAAGGGTTATTACCAAGGTACCGAGGAGCCTACACCTGGTCAAGCCAAATACACAAAGGATCCTCTTAATGAGCAACTTCGTGAAAATGAAGACAGACAAATGGTAGGACAATCACCATTCCCAGATGTTGGACCAGTAGATGGGATTCATCCATCACCAAGTTCAGCAGATGTATCTAGCGAACTTGAGCGCAAGAAAATGCTTGCTCGTGCTCAGGCAGAAGAAAATGCAATGAAACGCAATGCAATTGTTACTCTTGCAAAACAGGCTCTTGAAAATAAAAAAGCATATTTTCAAAATGGTAGCGATAAAAATCCAGGATCACCAACACCAGGTCAACAAAAATATCCAGTAGATAAACTACAATATGATCTTCGTGAGGATTCTGATAAACATATGGTAGGACAAAAGCCATTCCCAGGTGTTGGGCCAGTAGATGAAATGCACCCATCACCAAATTCCGCCGAAATTTCAGATGAATTAAAGCGTAAAGAATTATTACGCAGAGCATCATTAAAAGCTAGATTTGTTGGCGCATCAAATAGTGATGGTACTCAAAATTTAGCAAAGAGTGCTTGGGAAGTTTATTTAGGAGACAAACTATTACTTAGTGCATCTGTAGGTGATTTATCTGGTGGCAAAGTTAATGAGATGTATTCTAATATCGCCACAAAAGAATACGGCGCAAAATTACTTGATAATATTAAGACATTTGGCGCAGATAGAGTTCGCGCATTAGTTAAAAGTGGACAAGATGCCCAAGCAGCACCACCAGCACCACCAGCACCATCAGCACCACCGGCACCAGCATCCCCAGAATCAGCAGCAGTTGATGCAATGCCAGTGGGACAAGACGCTGGAGCAACAGGTGATCCAAAAGAATCAGCGCCACAATTAATGGAAGAGGTTCAAGCAACTTCCGAAAAATTAAATGAGCAAATTTCAGATTTAAAAGAAGCTGTTAACGCATTAACAGGTGAATCAAATGAAATTGGCAAAGCAACTCCAGAAGAGTCTGTACAAAAGGCGGCAAGTGCATCAAATTCATTTAGTGTAGCTCACATGAATTCAATTAGAAGAGAACTTAATAGTGAATTAAGTTACGCTATGAAAGATGCAATTGCTAAATTAGCAGATCACCAACAAGAACTAGATATGATTTCTGATATGCATGATAATGGCGCTATAAGTAATTCAAATAATGATTTTGTATCATCTATTATAGAGGACGCATTAACAGATTCAAAAACAGCTCTTGCAAGCGGATTTGAATTAATGACTGCATTCGTAAAATATGCTCGTGGCACTCAAGCAATAGTAAAGCGCGCCGAAGTCGAAGCACAACTACAAGCATTAGCCGGAGATCATGATATGGATATGGGTAATAATAAAGAAGATAACGATGCAGCGCTTATGGCATTATTAGATGATGAAGTAGAGCCACACGAACATGGCGCTTTAGAACATGTTGAGGATCTTAAGGATCTTAAGGATCTTAAGGATCTTAAGGATCTTGAGGGTCTTGAGGGTCTTGAGGGTCTTGAAGATAAAAACCATGCTGATGATAATGATCTTAAATTTGAGGCCGGAGAAGTTGTTCCGCCAGAATTAGCTAATAAAGAACTACAATACAAAGGCGCTTCATTTAATTCAAAAGCAGGACGTTCGGCTCTAAGAGCAAAATTAGCGGCAAATGCGCTAGGGAAAGAAGATAGCGGAGATCTTCAAGATATGTCAAAGGCTAAATTCAGTGATATGTTAGATACTGCGAATAGTCTTACTGATGGACAAACAGAATTAGATGTAAAACCATCTGATAATCTTGGATTGGTCGAGACACTTCCAGAAGTAAATCGTCGTATGATGGAATTAGCTGGCGCACCACCAAAGGTTCGTAAAGAAGCTGAAGCAATTCATAGACTAGTTTCAGAAGGTAAACTTGATCCAACAGATTTAGATGCACTAGTTGCAGAAGGTCTAGACAAAGATGCAGTTTCTTATTACAAGAAATACTTTGGAGATGTTGATGGCGGAGGAGAGTTCGCAAGTGAGCTTGTAAAAGAGCATGTTAAAGCTGAACTTGAAAAAGAGTTAAATACATTCAAGATTAAAATGGCAAGAGCTTATGAATTAACTTATGACATGGTTGATCGTGGATTAGTAGCTCACGACAGACAAATTATTGCATCCCACGTTGATGAATTAATGAATTTTAATGAAGCAAATTTTGAAACATTGAAGAAAGTTGTTGCAAGACACTCGCCAGTAATGCACAAAGAAGCTGGACGTATGCCACAAGTTGGTATGATTGGCTCTGGTGAAATGAACAGTGCTGTATTTGCGGACGATGATTGGTCACAATTATCCGCTGCATTTAGTAAAACAACAAAGAGAATGTTCTAATCGTAATAATAGAGGAAATAAATGAAAAATAGTAATATATCAGATTTTGTTGCGGTAGCAATGGATACAGTATTGAAAAGTGACGAACATAAGTCTCTTTTTGCAACACAATATAAATATGCCTCAGATGAAAAAGATGCGTCTTGTCATGTATGCAAGCAATCGTTATGTGTATGTAATAAAAATAAAGCAAATGACAATGATGTAAAAGATTCGTCAGATGATTATAGTAGCTCATCTTCTGATTCTAGTAGCTCATCTTCTGAATCAGACGGCTCATCTTCTGAAGACTATGATACAAAAGATCACATGGATAGTTCATATGCAGACGATGATGCGTTACAAGTATCAGCCGCATTTGATGTTGCAATTGATGGTTTATTAACAGCATCAGCCGCACTTGATTCAATCGGATTGTCTAACGGCTCTAGTTTAAGTCTTAAATTAGCAACATTAGTTGTTAATGCTAAGAAAAGAGATCCTGCGGCAGTATCATCAAAAGCCAAAAAAGATTCTCAAATGGCTAAAGATAAATTAGCTAAAGAAAAAGCAAAAAAAGAAAAAGATATGCAATCAGCAAAAGATAAATTAGCTAAAGAAAAAGCTGCTAAAGAAAAAGCTGCTAAAGAAAAAGCTATGGTAGCAAAATCTTCAAAATAAGTGAGTAAAAAAATGTATAAAATCGGCAGTTTTGAGCAAGAGTTATATGAGTCTATGGAAAAGAAATTAGTTTCTAATCAAATTGAATCAAACTATGGATTTGATAGATTATCCAAAGCTGCCGATTTTCTTAATTCAGCCGCTGAATTATTTGAAAATGCAGGTATGCACAAAGAAGCAAAAGAAGTAATTTCTGTCATACAAAGTATGGTTAAAAATAAGGTTATATGATTAAAAAAAGTGTTTTTGAAAAAGATCTTATTGCAGGAATGCACAAAGAATTAATAAAAAAAGCATCAAATAATGATGTCGAA